TTGGTACAATAAAACAATTGAGTTAGTGCCAAACGATCTTCCTAAGGCATCAAAATCAGTGAATGATATTAATCAATTCAAAAGTTTGATCAGCAGAAACACAGCATTACTACGCATTTCAAATGAAGAAATGAACAAAGTTAGTGATGGTCAAGCCTTCAACATATATGGTAATATTTGGGTAACCAATATGCATAATGTTGAACGTGTTAATGCAGTAGATACTGTTTGGTTAGAGTTGATACGCACAAATGGTATGGGTGTCAACAATAATATCAAATGTAGAATTGATCCCACAATGCTTCGGCAAATTCGTGGCACTGATTTAGTTGCTATCACAGTCTTAGCTTCACCACCAGGAAAAAATTTTTTAAATTTTGTTGCTGATGGTAGCTTGGCTGGTGTGCACGAAGGTTATTACGTCTTTAGAGATAAACAAGCAAAGGTGTATTATAAAAAGGTTTCCAATATTAAGATTGGTCGAACTGCTATAAAGGAGAGTTGGAACGTGGCACCTGGTTATGTGGGTGTGCCCAATGAAGATACAATTAAAGGCGAGAGCGGAGGTGTGCTAATTTTAGTAACTCCGCGAGGACCGGCGTTAGTTGGACTGCATCAGGCAGGATGTCATAGGGCTAGTGTCGCTGTGGCATTTTTCAGGGGTGATTTTCCTGATAAAAAGATCTCGGAGGGAGATCTACAATTGGGAGCTCAAGGGCATGAGAGGACTTTAGGTGATCTTCATCCTAAGAGTGTGCCCAGGTGGGTTGAAAGCGGAACATGTAATGTTTATGGTACATTATCTGGGTTCCGACCAAAACCGAAAAGCTCGGTACAAAAATCACATATTTGTGATACAGCTGTAAAATACGGTTATACCGTAGAACAAGGGGCTCCTGTAATGTCAGGATGGGAGCCTTGGCATATAGCTTTCAAGCCAATGGTCAATATGCCAAAAGGATTCAAATATGAGGACGTAGCTAAATGCACGGATGCTTTTATTAGAGATGTGCAACATTTGGATTTAAAATTAGGATACCTCAGTCTATATGAATCCATAAACGGGATCCCTGGTGTCAAATATATAGATGGCATCAATAGAAATTCTAGTATGGGGCACCCCTGGTGTTCCAGTAAAAAGAATTTTCTAATACCTGATCCCACAGAAGACAATCCTGATGGAGTTAAGTTTCCTGACGAAATTAATGAAAGGATTGAAGATATCGAACGAAGATATCTTAACGGTGAAAGTTGTAAACCAATTTTCACAGGGCATCTTAAGGATGAACCTCGCTCATTTAAGAAGATTAAAGAGAAAAAGACTCGTGTTTTCGCTGGGGCTCCAATTGATTGGAGCATAGTAGTTAGGAAAGCACTATTGACATTTGTCAAAGCTTTCCAGGAGAATCGTGAGGCTTTTGAAGCTGCTCCAGGGTTGAATTGTCAATCCATGGAGTGGCACAATCTCTATCTTCATATGACACAATTTGGAACCACAAATTTTGTTGCTGGAGATTATGCAAATTTTGATAAATCCATGCATGCTATGTTTATTATGGAAGCTTTCCGTATGATTAAATGCTTGCATGAGATGAATGGATGTGGAGAAGCTCATTTACAAATTATAGATGGAATTGCAATTGATACAACTTATAATTATCAAAATTTCAATGGTGACATAATACAATTTTTTGGTTCCAACCCATCTGGTCATCCGCTTACTGTTGTTATTAATTCAATAGTTAATGCGTTATATATGCGCTTTGTTTATGCAAAGCTTAATCCTGAAGGGTTCAAACCTGAGCACTTCAAGAGAGATGTTATTCTTATGACTTATGGTGATGATAACTTTATGAATGTTAGAGATGGATGTGGGTGGTTTAATCACACATCTATTCAAAAATGTTTAGAAGGTTATGGTATTAAATATACTATGGCGGATAAGGAAGCAGTTTCTGTCCCCTATATTAACATATCGGAAGTTTCTTTTCTTAAAAGAACTTTTAGGTATGATGATGATCTTAAAGTATATTTAGCACCACTTGAACATAGCAGTTTAAATAAAATGCTCACTGTTCAAGTTAAATCAAAAAGTGTCAGCAGCGAGGCGCAATCTATAAGCGCCATCCATAGCGCCATAAGGGAATATTTCTTTTATGGCAGGGAGGTTTTCAATGAGAGACGTGAAATATTAAACAGAATAATTGAAGAATCTGGACTGCACAATTACCTGATTGATAATATTGTTACAGAAGAAGGAGAACTTATACAATGTAGTCTTCAATTACCAACATGGGAGGAGCTTAGGTCAGCTTTTCTCTATAATTCACGGCATCTCATTGACGTTGAGAGGGCTATGTAACTAGGTCCTTAAGCCAAATGTTACATGTTATATGTAGTTACTGTATGTTTTTAAATTTAAAACACTTACTCGAAACATAAGCGTGGACTATAACATACACTTACCAGGGCGTTCCCCAAAATTTCTATTTAGAGATGGTTTCGGTTAGTGGCCAAAAAAGTGTTTGATTTTGCGTATAAAATGAGTGTAATGCGTAATCTTATAAGTGCACTCGCACAACAAAATGAAAAAATAGATCTACAATCTGTAGACAACCATGGGGTTTCGATGAACTCATCCCCTGAAAATGAGATCAAACTGACGACTACCTTCGCCGGGGAAGAGCAACATTCTGCTAACACATTTACACCAATAGATGATGATACATTTGATCAGCAATACGTGTCAGATTATGATATTGATAAATTTTTATCTCGGCCGGTTTTAATCAGTACCTACACGATGACGCAGGGTTCTCCAGGCTCTACGTCATTTAGACCGTGGGCGTTATATTTTAATACAGTGCAAATTCGGAGGAAACTGGATAATTATTTCCTTCTGAATTGTAATTTGAAGCTTAAATTTGTTATAAACGCCACCCCCTTTTTGTATGGGGCTGCACTGGTATCATATGAACCACTTACTGCTTTTTCGCCAGATAACGTTGGTGCTGGCGTTAATGCTAATGCAGCAGTCTTGCGTTCGCAGAGACCTCACTTGTGGTTATATCCTCAGACAAATCAAGGTGGTGAAATGGTTTTGCCTTTTTATTACTATCAAGAGTGGCTTAATGTCACTTCTTTGTCTGAGTTGCAGAATTTTGGTGAGGTTGTCATAGAAGATATTGTTGCTCTGAGATCTGCATCGGGGGCAACTTCTCAAACAGCCACTATACAAGTTTATGCTTGGGCTGAGAATGTAAGATTAGCAGGTCCAACATATGCGCTCGCATTGCAAAATGATGAGTACAGTATGAATGGCCCTGTTTCTATGACAGCAAGTGCTGTTGCTGCAGCAACTAGCAGATTGGGTAAATTACCAATGATTGGAAAATATTTTAAAGCAACGAGTGTTTTTTCTGAAGGATTAGGAAAAGCTGCGAGTATTCTTGGTTTTACTAATCCTCCAGTCATAGATCCGACTCAACCAATGTATATTCAGACGATGCCTACTTTGGCTTCATCTGAAATATCATATCCTG